CCCAGATGTTTGACTCCAATCCGCTTCAGTTTGTGCAACTATAACATCACCACTAACAAATATTCTAGAATTATTAGCTCCAGATGGGTCTTCAGAGAAGCCTATTTCCCTTATTTTATCCATTTTTTTGTTGTAAAGGTCAGAAATAAGCATGTTTTCATCTAAAACGTCTTGGAACTCATTACCTATGTTAACACTACCATACTCATTTGATGGTTTAAATACTGTTGCGGCAACTTGATTATTAAAGCCTGTTGTAGAGAATCCAACTCGATTTCTATCATTCAATATTTGAGTAGTAAGGCTTGTGTTGTTCTGGTTTTGTGCTTCCGTCAATGCAATCCTAGTGCTAAGAGCATCAAAGTCTAACGTAGTTGTAGCATTGTTCTTTGTATACACTGAAGCCTGAACGCTTAAGGATTCGTCACCTTTAGGTTTTGTTCCTTTTAATATATCTCTTACTCTGAACTCAGAAAGCTTTATGTTAAATGAATTAAGCATTTTCTTTCTTAGTATAGCTCCCACAATAGCTCTCTGGTCGTCTGTAACCTCTTCGTTATTATACTCATCCAACTGAATTATAGTTGGGTCTATTATATTGCCGCTTGAATCTGTATTAGTTAAAACAATATTATCACCATTTTTATCATAAAATTGAGGTATTTTTTCTACAACACCAGTGGTTTGGTCTGTGTACTCTGTCTCTCCAAATAAATCATTAATTTGTTGTTGATTTTTTATACCACCAAAACCCTCATCTCCAATTGCCCTTGCATTATAAAATTCAGATAGAATAGAAATAACTTTTTTATCATCCTGTAGAACAGCATTAATATCTGTTTCTATCATATCAGCCACCTGAACTAATCTTTGTGGAGCTATAACTCTTGTGAATACTTGAGTATTTCCTCCTTGTGCAGTTATTGTTTGTGTACTTTGATATGGTTGAGGCATTCCAGTAGGTTGTCCTGGTATCAAACTAACTGCTTGACTTTGACCTATTGCATCTGATGATTTCTTAACATAATCATTAATATCGAACTGCATAAATAAATCAGGCGTATTGCTCATTTCGTTTATACTTGTCATTCGAGTTCCAACTTCTACTTGATTAGTGTTTGGATTTAAATAATTAAATGTTTTTCTATAATGAAGTTTTCCGTCAATCATTTCAGTGCCCATTGTTTCGTATTGTGGCACCTGTGTATAACCTTTTGATGAGTCATTGGGGTCGACTGGAATTTTTATATACCTTGGGACTAAATTTTGCTCAGTAAACCAACCTCTTAAATACTTGCTTCTCGAATAATCGTTTACTTTTCCGTTTAGTATTTCTTTGTCCATATCATCAACTTTTGTTTTGATGATAGTGGAGGCATTTGCTAGCTGTGAGGCTTGTGATGTGAAGTTATTTACACGCGCAGTTGCTATACCTCTAGTTGTTCGGCCAAGTATATTGGCTGTATGAGCATCAGAAGCCGCTTTTCTTAAGTCATTTGCACCCTGTTGATAAAGCTTGTCTATTTCAGAAACACCAGTAGCCTCTATTTCAGCAGCTTGTTCTGCCAA